TTACCATGATAAAGAAAAGGACGTCAATTCTCAACGAAATGACATCCTTTTTACATGGAGCGGGTAATGGGAATCGAACAATTAAAAATGATTGATTGTCGTCAAAAAGGCATCTGAGATGCATGAAAGAACGTAGAAATAATGCAGCTTTGTTGGGTTATGTCCGATTTGTTTTTTGACATTTAGAAAAAAGAGTGTTACCAAATGTGTTACCAGAATCACCCTTGAGCCTTCCTGAATGCAGCGGTGGTCGCGGCTGCCAAATCTTCGCGCTGGCCCTGCAGCTCGTGCCGGTAGGTTCCTGCAGTGTCCATGTTCCGGCTGTGGCCTACAAGCATTTTCAGTTGGCTGTCAGTCAGCACACCGGATTCAATGCTGACAAATGTGTGACGCAGTTCATACAGCGTTACCATTGGATCGATGTTGTTGGATTTCTGGTACTTTTCCCAGCGCTTCACAAGAGACCGCTGGCATGGGATCTGGAACAAGGGTGTGTTGTAGTTCAACTGTACGCCTGCTGCTTTCAGGTGTGCCACCTGAGCTTCATACGCTTCTCGTGCTTCCTTACCCATGTCAAAAGAGCGCACTGCGTTCTGGTTTTTGCCGGTGGTCACTTCGCCCTGCACATTGATGCTGCGGCGCAAATTGACCGTGTTCCCCTTTATGTCACCATACCACAGGCCGACCAACTCACCGGGTCGCAAGCCGGTTGATACAGCAAAACGGTAGGCATAGATATAATCATCAAAAATCCTTTTATTATACCACAAGCGGGTGTCAACGTCAAAAAGTGTTTTCAGCGCGTTGGGCTGCAAAATGGTCTTTTCTACAAACCTTGCATTCTTAGGAATGGATAACTCCGGGAACAGGGTGGTGTACCGATTTTTCCTGCACCACTTGACAAAGCTGGTTTCGGTTGACCGAATCGTCATAAGGGTTTTGCGGCTCAGAGGTTTATCACTCGTGCGCTTTCCCCCTTTTTTGAGACAGCGCTTTTTGAAAGACATGTCAATTGCCTTTTGCAGATCGCCCTCGGTCAGCTCGTCAATGCGAATGTTCCCACACACCGGGAGGATGTAGTATTCGCCGTATTTGTCGCACTGGGTCACATAGGATGTGCCGCAGGTGAGCTTCAGCTCTTCTACCCACTCTGAATAGAGTGCAGCCACCTTCTTCCTGCCGTCCCGAATGCTATCATCAAGCCATGCATCCGCTTTTGCGTTTGCTTCCCGTTGTCCTGTTCGGCCCGGCGTGCTGCTGTAAAACCGTTTGCGGGTGCCGTTCTTCTGAACCGCGATGCACCAGCGCTTTTCCTTTTCCACCCAAAATGCCGTGTTGACCCGTTTTTTCATAAAATCCACCTCCATACACAAGAGTACACTGTGCCGCTGCCTCTTGGGCGGCGGCGCTTTTTTCTTTGGGCGGGCGGTGCGGTCTCGGGCTGACGCTTTCCGCACCATGGGCAGAATGCAGCGCCGCCCGGGATCTCTCGCTTGCATCTGATGCAGTTCATTCTTGCCGTCCTCTCTTTGTTGTGTAGGATGTTTCCCCTCGTCTGGACGCTTCCTTGCCAGACTTGTACGCAGTAGTCAGCAGTTCCACCGGCGGGTGCACATCATCCGGCACGGGGTCTGTGTGGGTGGCAACAGCGCAGTTGTAGTTATCCAGCACCTGACCGCAGACCGAAACCTTATTCTGCAGCGGCGTGTGCAGGTTCGCGCAGATCTCGGCAATCACCGCCGGGGGATAGCTGCCGTGTTTGCCCAGCACGATGAACAGAATCATCTCTTTGACGATCCGGGAAGAATTGTCCAAAAAGTTCGCAATGGCTTCATCCAGTTCCTCGTCCGTCATGTCAGTGACCTGCAGCCGGTACAGTTCCGGGTGTAGCATCTCCTGCATTGCCGCAAGCGGTGACGCCCCGCAAGCAGTAAACCAATCCATGATCTCGTCACCGTCCGGGCTGGACTGCCCTTTCTCCCAGTTCTGCACGGTGCGCTCGTTCTTCTCGATCATGCACGCCATCTCCCGCTGGCTCAAGCCCGCTGCAACACGCGCCTTTGCGAGCGCAGCACCAATTTTCACAGCTGTAAAATAACTCATACACACCCTTCCCCCTCAAAAATATAATGCGTGATAAAAACAAAAAATGGCGCAGAAAAAATCTGCGCCATTCGACAAAATTTTCTCTGATTTCATTTTCCACTGGCGCATGGTAGAATTTGGTACATAAGTTGACACAATTACCAAAAATCAGGAGGAAAACAAAATGAAAAACGGTCAAACAAGCAACAAAGACCCGGAAATGACCATCGAAATGACCATAATTGACGGGATGCCCGCCAGTGTGCTTACCGGCACAGCCAAAACCCCGCAACCTTGGGAGGATTGAGCCATGACCAACAAAAAGACCGCCTGTTTCTGCAACCACATCCGCGCCGCGCTTGCCTGTTACGTTGATATGACCCCGGAGCAGCAAGCCCTTGCCGCCATGTACGCCAACCGCAAGATCACCGGCCTGCACACCCTGCGCGCCGCAGCGGTAAGCCCCGGCGGGGAGTGCGCCGCCCAGCTGCTGCAAAAAATGCAGCAGCAGGACACCGGCAACCAGTAACAACGCGCATATTTTGCGCGGAGTCAGCGTAAACCGCGCGTTTTTCGCTTAAAAGTGCGCGTAAATCGCGCGATTCAGCGCAAATGTCAAATTTTCAGCGCATTTTTGTGCAATTAAAATTGATTGACGTTTACGCCAAACCGTTGTAAAATGCAGTTGTAAACAAGTTTACACATCAATATCCAACAGCAGTGGCGCCGTACTCCGCCTGGCTTTGGCTAAATCCCTCAAACTCCAGCTGTTCAATCAGACCGGAGCGAGAGAAAGACATGGAATCGATATAATTTTTTGCTTTTATCGCAGCCTGTTCGTCCCAGTCAGCGCCACAATGATCTACGGCATAAGTAGCATCTTCCGTGGAATATCCTTCATACTCAAGCTGGCTTTCAAGGCTGCTGTAAGAGAATCCCATACCAGCACTCAGGTATGTTTGGGCAGACCGCAAAGCGTTTCTCTGCCCCATTGTAAGGCTATCATCGGCAGAAATTGACGATTTTATGGACGTGCTGCTCTTTGTCCCGGACGCTGAACTTGTCGTGCTGGAAGAAGAAGGGGTCATCATAAGAACAAACACAATCAGCGCAACACTAACAGCGACCGCGCATCCGCATCCGTGACCCTTTTTCTTCTTTTCAGGCTTTTCGTCTGATTCGATAGCCGCTGTCACGGAACCCGAAGCAACAGGTGCTCCACATTCAGGGCAAAATTTCACGTTCTCAATTTCCGCTCCGCATTTTGGACATTTCATAAAACGCACCTCACACATATTAAATTCTGCATCAGATAGGAGGATACAATGAACGAAACAGACCGGCAAGGCTACATTGACGCTATTATCAATCTTCTGGAACGCGCAGACCTGCGGGCGCTGCGTCTGATCTGGATCCACGCAAAAGGCCTTGTAAAATAGAATCAAGGTAGCAAAAGAAGGGAAGCCCTTACGGGTTTCCCTCTTTTTTTTGCAGCTTTTCAGCCATCCGCTCCAAAAGCTTCCAGTCCTCCGGCTCCAGTTCGGCCAGCATCTCAACAAACCGGCGCTTGAAGTCGTCACCCTCGTCCTCCGTGATCTCGGTAAGGAAGCTGGTGATCTTCTCCGATCTGGTGATCTGGTTGAACATCTCCCCTTCACCTGTCCGCAACCACGTCTCGTTGACGTTAAACTCGCGGCAGATATCGGAGATCGTTCGGTCGCTGGGGACTCGCGTGCCGCTTTCGATCATCCACATAAAGTTACGGGACAGACCTACTTGCTCTGCAAACTTCTCTTGCGTAAGGCCTAAGCTCTTGCGGACAAGCGCGATTCGTTCGTTCATTTACTTGCCCTCCTTACGCTTCATATTATAGTGCAAAAATCTAACTATGTCAACTTATTTTTGATAAATTCTCAAAAAAATGCTTGCAAAATCTAACTGCGTGTGCTATACTAATCTCACAAGGTTAGCAAACGCAAGCAAACAGGAGGTTTGACATGGGAGATATTTATGATCTCGCTTCACGCAAGACGCAACCGTGAAGTAGCTGACGAAGATAATGTTGGCTATGTTGTTCCGACGAGAGGATACAACTGGTTTCGCTGGAAGGGATGCCGCTGGGACGGGCGCTGGGTTCATGGGGCAGAAGCTGAGACGCATTGCGATGCACTGCAAGTCTACGACAATGGCGCATGGCACCCGGTCGTTTCTTTTTCTCACGGTTATATGGGCCCGGCGGCGGACTACACCGTGGCCGGCGTGAAGATGTTTAAGGAGGTCTGAACGATGAAAAAGGAAACGCTGAAACCGTGCCCATTCTGCGGGCAGGAGCATACGACCATCACTGAATCTAATACTGAGGGCATTCGGATTAGATGTCCGAAATGCAACATCACATTTACCCGCGATTTTTATGAACATCGCGGGGAATTGGGCAGGCAACGAACTATTGAAGCGTGGAATACTCGCCCCGAATAACCCCGCCTGATGATGACCTCCGGCACAGGTCGAAACGCCCGAAAGGGCGTCGCGGGAGCCAACCGCAGAAGGAGATGATAATTTTGGCAAAGACGAAGAAGAACCGCACCGATCTGGCAGCAGAACGGTACAGCATCCCGGCAGATGGAGCACACGCAGCGGATACGCTCATCAACGTGCTGTTCGACGACTTAGAGCCCCAGGACAAGCTGTCCCTGCTCTGGATGGGAATGGGCATGGCAGCGGTACGCAAGAACGACAGCCAGAACAACCATGACGGGGTGGCGTAAGGAGGGCAAAGCGGTATGAACAACGACAAAAAGCCCAGTTGGAAAGAGCGGATTTCCAACTGGGCACCTACGGATATCATGGTTGCGGCTGTAATTGTGACTGCAATCAATGTGTCACTTGTAGTATTCCAAATATTATGGTGGCTGCTAAGGTGAGAATTCCAACAACAAGAGCCGATGCAGAATAAAATTGATTTTTCTTGTTTTCTTTTGCTTGCTCGCGGTCTTTGATTTCCTGTTTTTGCTGGCTTTCTTCAAACTGCTGGCGCAGCTGCTTCAAATATTCCGCATACCGCCGCTGTACCTCATACAGTGTAGGCTGCTGCGAGACTTGCGGACTAGAATAATTCACTTTGCTGGCGTTCAGAATGCGCTCTATTTCATCTGTACGCTGGTTCATGGATCCCCGCTGATTCATTTTTTCACCCCCTCCCGCTCAAGTATAGCACAGGAGGGGCAGAGTACAAGGAGGACAAAACAGAACTATGACAGTTAGCCAGTTGATTGATGCGTTTTATAACGCATTTCTGAGCAAGAGCCGCTTTGTGATTTACGATTGCAACGAAGCCTTGGAGTACAGTGGGCTTGTTGTTGGCGACTTCTGGAAGCGCTTTGGTAAGCGCGAAGTCAATTGCTTTGCAGTGGATGAAGTTCAGAACAGCCACGCTGCAAAGACCGTCATTATTTTTTTGAAAAAGGAGTGAAAAGTATGGATAGCCTTATCCCCATCAGCTACGACAACCCGGAGCGCCCCACCGTGAGTGGCCGGGAGCTGCACGAGTTTCTCAACATTGAAACGCCTTACGCCAAATGGTTTGGCCGGATGGTAGAAGGTGGATTTTTCACCGAGGGTGAGGACTTTGCAACGGTGGACAAAAATGTCCTCCGTGCAGATGGCACCCAGATGCCGCAGATTCAGCACGACCACCAGCTTACAATCCCGATGGCCAAAGAACTGTGCATGATCCAGCGCAATGAGCGCGGCAAGCAAGCGCGACAGTATTTCCTTGCTGTGGAAGCCCAGTGGAACAGCCCGGAAGCGGTCATGCGCCGCGCGGTTCTCATTGCTCAGAAGCAGAACGACCTGCTCAAGGCCGCAAATAAACAGCTTTTGGCTGAGAACAGCGAAATGGAACCGTGGGCAAAATTTGGAAAGGCCTATCATTCTTCCCCGGAAAACTCCATGCTTTTGCGTGAGTTTGCGGCGAATGTGCTGAAACCGAATGGCATTCCGCTGGGAGAAAAAGACTTGTTCAAGTATTTTGAAGACCACGGATACCTTGTGAAGAACAAAAAGGCACATGACTACCACCGTCCCACAGAAAAAGCTGGCAAAAAGATGTTTACCGCAAAGCCGCATTTTCATACGGCATCGGATGGGGTGTCGCTGAAAACGACTTGGACGCCGTATCTTACACCGGAAGGCCAAAAGCACTGGCTGGAACGATTTAGTGAAGAATACGGCCAGACCAGCCTGTTTGACCGCAACTGCGCCCCAGCGGGCAGGCTGCGCGAGGGAGGACAGCATCAAAGAAAAGAGGTCGAAGCATGATGAAGGTCATACAGGGCACATTCCGACAGATTCCGTACTGGAAGCTGCGTGGCCGGTTCCACAGCTGCGGATTCCGCGATCAGGAAATCGCTAAGTATATCGGCATTGGCCGGGACACCATGAGCGGCAGGATGCAGGGGCACAATCCGTGGACAAGCGCAGAGATCACAGCAATGTGCGAACTGCTGGACATCCGACAGGATGAGATCGGGGAACTGTTTTTCCCCTCACTTGAGAAAGGAGAATCCGCATGAAGATCAAATCTACTACTTACTACTGGCTGGCTGTCATTTTGGGCGGCGTTGGAATGGGCGCAGCTATGGGTGCAGAGGGCACCGCGCAGACCACCGGATACATCTCCGGCACGCTGTTTGCGGTGTCGCTGGTGCTGATTTTGGCCGCTGTTCTGCTGGCTCGTCTGGGCTTTGCCGCAGAGGACAGGGAGAGAGCCGCAAAACGGCGCAAGTACGGCAAGATCAACCGCACCCACGCCCGCAACCCGGAGTACCAAGAGAATCAGGAGCGTGGGGCATGATGACGGCTAAAGAGTACGTTGAGGGCAAAGTCAAGTCCTACACGCGGCTTGCCGAACGTTGCAAGCGAGAAGCCGAAGCCTCAGATGACATTGTTGCCCGGGCTGGATACTCCGCACGGGCAAACGTCTGGGAGATGTGCGCCGAAGAAATGGACAACGTGCGGGAGATGCTGCAAGAGGAATCTGGGGAGATCACGTATGCCTGACACTATCCACCATGTCATGTGGTACACCGTGTACGATGCAAAAACTGGCAATCTGCTTGCATCCGGCACATCTGATATGTGCGCCCGGCGTCTTGGCTATAAAAGTGCAAACAGTTTTGCATCCTCGGTTTATCATTGCCGCAAGAAAAAGAGAAAGCCGCACAAGTATTCCTTTTTTCAAGAAGTCATAAAGCGCGATGAGGTGGACAGTCTGCCGCCGATACGCCGCAAAAAAAAGAAGAGCCTGCCCGTGCGCCAACACGGACAAGCCGTAAGAAGTGATGAGTTTAGCCGCCCATCACCACAAAAATACCACAACATGAGGAAAACCGCAAGGAGGTAAAACGTGAAAACCTTTATTTTTATCGTGCTGTGCATCGACTTTGTGTATATCGTTCTGGACTGGCGGTACAACAACCGGAGGTGAGCGTATGGCATTTTTAAAGGTCTATGATGTGACCAAAAAGCAACCGGATGACCTTGTTTCATCGCAGAATATCGCAGACGTTTCGGACGCGATCATCATTACAGACGAACTTGTAAAGCGAGAGCCCGCCTATCTGTACAAGGTATTTGATTCCAGCATGAATGTTGTTTATATGAGGTGAATTTTTATGCAAAACGATTCACAAAAGCACCTTGCAAGGCGTGCCAGTATCAAGGAACTTTCCAACAAGTCCGAGGGCATCTATTACTACATCAAGCCGCAAAATATGCTGTTCAGGCTTATCAGTGCGGGCAATGAACTTGCCAGTTCAATCAACGGCGCAGTGGCGTATTTCACGCGTTTTGCACAGAACGGCAGCATGGATGATACTGCGAGCCGCGAGGTCATAGACCGCATCTATCGCAAAGTGGGCAGCATGATGTGCGATATTGACATCATCCACGCTGCAGGCGGTGCAGAAATCATGCCTGAACCGTATGAAAGCATAGATTTTTGTTACATGATTGAGTTTCGCACCTTGCTGCGGGAAGCAGTCATCAATGGTCTGCCGGATGATTACAAAGGCATACAGCAAAACCCGACACAGATCCATCTCATGAAGCCCGGCGTTGCATATAATGCCACAGTACCGGACGAATACGATGACCCATTTTTTGACCAGTTTGTCCGAAAAGAAGAGCAGCGAGACCGGAAAATCGTATTCCGGTGCACAAAGTCAGAGCTTGACGCTATCAAGCGTTATGCACATATCATCGATGTAAAATACACTGAGGAGGAGATCCATCATGCCTGAGACCAAAATTGAAAAGACCCCTGTTGAGCAGCTTCAAAAGCCCGCAGCGCCCGCCGAAACCCTTACTCCTGTCAATCCTCCTGCCGCTCCCGCACAGCGCGCCCTTTCCTACGCCGAGAAGGTGCAGGGCTTGACCGCAGACGAACGCATCTGGCAGTTGGCAAAATCTAAGGCCGTTGCACTGTCCAACCTGCCGGACGGCTGGCTGCCCAAGACCTACGCGGGCAACGTTGGTGCTTGCGCCATTGCCTGCGATATGGCACAGCGCATGGGAACCACCGAGTTGTTCGTGATGCAGAACCTTTACGTTGTTTACGGTCAGCCCACTTGGAGCGGCAAAAGCTGCAAAGCGCTTATCGACAACAGCGGACAGTTTGCAGGGCGTTCCCGTTATCGCATGGAAGGTCAAGAGGGCACCGACACATGGGGATGCCGCCTGATCGCCGTGGACAAGCTGACCGGCGAAAAGGTAGAAGGACCGAAGGTCACGGTGCAGATGGCAAAGGATGCCGGATGGTGGAACAAAAACGGCAGCTACTGGCCGAAGATGACCGAGATGATGCTCAAGTACCGCGCCGCCGCCTATTTTGCCCGCGCTGAGTGCCCGGAAGTTCTGATGGGCGCCAACATCGACTACGAGGCAGGAGCTGGAGACAGTGCAGAGGAGGAACCGAAACATGCTTAACGTAGTAGCAATCATGGGTCGCCTTGTGGCAGACCCGGAACTCCGAACCACCCAGCAGGGCACCAACGTGTGCACCTTCCGCATTGCCTGCGAGCGCAGCTATACCCCGAAGGGCCAGCAGCGTCAGGCTGATTTTGTGGATATCGTGGCATGGGGCAAGACCGCCGAATTTATCTGCAAGTTCTTCCAGAAGGGCAGCATGATCGCCATTGACGGCAGCATCCAGACCCGGCAGTATCAGGACAAGCAGGGCAACAAGCGCACGGCGGTGGAGGTTCTTGCAAACAATATCAGCTTCGCAGGCGCTAAGGCGGCAGATAAGCCCGCTGCGCGCGATTTTGACCAGCAGACGCAAAAAACTACACCCACGAAGCAAAAACCGCACAGAGCGCCCCGCAGCCCGCCTACACGCAGGGCAGCATGGATGATTTTGCCGTGATCTCGGACACCGATGACCTGCCGTTCTGAAAAGGAGGAGATAAAAAATGAGCGTAAAAGGATATAAAGTTTTTAATTCTGACTGGACGTGTCACGGTAAACAGTATTCTTGCCCGGGAACCTTTGAAGAATTTGTAAGTCCGTCTGTCTGCAATGTGGGTATGCACTTCTGCAAGAATGCCGCCGACTGTTTCCGTTACTATGATTTTGATCCGAACAACCATGTCGCTGAAGTGATTGCCCATGGCACGGTTGCAGAGGACGAGAATAAGTGTGCAACGAACAAGTTGGAAATCGTGCGGGAAATCCCTTGGGCCGAAGTCCTTGAGATCGTGAATACGGGAAAGTCTTGCACTGGACGTTGCAACAGCGGCAACTGTAACAGCGGCAACTGGAACAGCGGCGACTGGAACAGCGGCAACTGGAACAGCGGCAACTGTAACAGCGGCAACTGGAACAGCGGCGACTGTAACAGCGGCAACTGTAACAGCGGCGACTGGAACAGCGGCAACTGGAACAGCGGCGACTGGAACGCTACATCCTTTTCCAATGGCTGTTTCAATACGGTATCGCCCAAAATCTATATGTTTAACAAGCCTACTGACTGGACGTTTGAGCAGTGGTTTAACTGCCGTGCCCGGCTTTTGCTGAGCCAGATTGACGATTGCCCGCTTGAATACGTCTATCTTTCTGATATGACCGACGAGGAAAAGGCAGCGCACCCTGAAGCGAAAACTGTGGGCGGTTATCTGAAAGAGCGCACCACAGCGGACAACGCCCGGAAGTGGTGGGCGGGGCTTAGTGCCGATGATCGAAACGTTATTTTTGGTTTGCCAAACTTCGATGCAGCGATCTTTAAGGAAATCACGGGGATTGACGTAAGCAAAGACTGACGCATCTAAAGAGCTGCGCTATCTGGCTATACGGGCGTGCGGAAGTGGGCAACCATTCCGGCAAGTTACCGGCAAGTTACCGGCAAGTTAAAATCAAAATGCGTGAGGGGGTGAATTATGGCAGAGAAAAAACGCAGCAGTTTTATTCTGCTGCTGGAACACATCCATACGATGGAAGAACTGACCGATGAGGAATTTGGCCAATTTGTCCGCGCCTATGCAGCGTATGTGGAAACCGGAGAAGACCCGGAGTTTTCAGACCGTTCCATGCGAATGATGTGGAAAACCGTGAAAGCGTTCGACAAGATGAACACGCAGAAATACTCTAGCACATCGGAAGCACGCTCAGAAGCCGGAAAACGTGGAATGAAAAGTCGATGGGGCGCAAAATCAGAAGATAGCAAAGAGAAAAAGGCTATAACAAACGATAACAAAAATAGCAAATGTTATTTTGTTAATAACAAAAATAACTTATCTGTATCTGATTCTGTATCTGATTCTGTATCTGTTATACCACCTATCGGTGGTATAGAAAGAGACGTTCCCGCTGCCGTGGACATGGAACTGTCAAAAATCGTCCAGCATTATCAGAAAACCATCGGAGATTTCCCACGCTCTGCTCTGGATAAGTTGCAAAAGTGGCGGCAGGAGTACAGCACAGAGATGATCCTGCTGTCCATCGACAAAGCCGCGGAAGCTGGGAAGAGGTCATGGAACTACATAAACGGCATTCTTTCCGGGTGGCAGCGGGATGGAATTCAAACGCCGGGGGACGTTTTGGCAAATGAACAGAACAGGCAGAACCGGACGAACCGTAAGCAACCGGCTGAAACGGTTGACGACCAGCTTGCCCGGGTACTGGCAAAAATGGATCGAGAAAGAGGGTTTGAAACATGACACGGGAGGACGTGGCAAAGCTGATCCGAATGAATTTCACGCTGTATAAGCTTGGTGCAAAGCCTCTGACCGACGAGGAGATGGAAACCACCATTGACGTGTGGGCTTACCAGTTTGGCGATTATGACGGCGATACTGTCAAGCGGGCTTTTCTGGCGGCGAACCGAGTATGCGTTTATCCGGTCACTGTGGCCGACATTTTCAAGCAGCTTTCCCAGTGTCTTGACCCTTCCGCTGAATGGGAAGCTCTGGCTGTAGCGGCACGCAAAGCACAGACGTTTTTGAGTTGGCGCAAGTTCCCGATGGTGACCGGCATTGACGAAAAGGGCGGGCTGCTGCGTAGTGACGGGCAGAAAGAGCTGAAATCCCTGTATGACCAACTCCCACCGGCGGCAAAATCCTATGCCGGGAGCGTTGGAGGGCTTGCAGAGCTGGCTGAAATGCCAGACCTTACATACCGCCGTGCCGAATTTTTGAAGCAGGCGCAGGCCGATATCACTACCGCCCCGCGTGAAGCTGCAAGGCTGCGGGCGAGTGAGCCGCTAAGGAAGGAGATTGAAAAATGAGCGAATTTATCGACCGTGAAAAAGCCATCGCAAACATCAAAGCGGCATATTGCTGTGGCTGCGAACATTACAACGGCGTAAGATGCCGCGCGTGTAACATTATGGACGCGATGGATGTGCTGGAAGATGCCCCGGAAGTCGTCCCGGACGTCCAGCGCTGGCGTGATGCTGAATCCGACCCGCCGACTGAAAAAGATTCTGCGCACGGAAATGTTCTCGTGAAGTACATGGATGCGACTTTTGCTCAATCAGCAACGTGGGACATCGTGGCCAGTGCGCCAGATCTTTTCACGCTTTGGATGCCCATGCCTAAACTGCCGGACGAACGTCCCAAAAAGCTTTACTGGCGTGAAAAAGCAGGCGCGACAATTTGCCCCGTTTGCGGGTATGAATGCGACGATGATTATTACCTTGACAAATTTTGTCCCGGATGTGGAACACGACTTTGGTTTAACGAGGAGGAAACCGAACATGACCAACCCGACATGTAGAGACTGCCCAGACCGGTATCCTACCTGTCATGACCACTGCCCGCAGTTTGCCGCTTGGCGCAAAGAACACGCCAAAGAGACGGACTATAACCGGCAAATGACCGTGTCCGGCAGGGTCTACCACTACGACCATAAGGACAAGCACCGGGAGAAGGGCAAGAAAAAATATTTGGGCAAAAACGGAGGAGACAAATGAAAGTTTTAGTTGCCTGTGAGGAATCGCAGGAGGTGTGCAAGGCTTTCCGGGCTCGGGGCCACGAAGCCTACTCCTGCGATATTCAAGAGCCGTCCGGTGGACATCCAGAATGGCATATTCTCGGTGACTGCCTAAAGGCTATTGAGGGGGAGCGGATTATAAGCATGGACAACGTAACGCATGACGTTGGCAAGTGGGACTTGCTCATTGCACACCCGCCTTGCACTTATTTGACAAAAGCCGGCGGAAATAGGTTAGTGATTGACGGCAAAATTCAAGAAGATCGATATAAAAAAGGATGTGATGCACGATATTTTTTCATGAAGTTTTGGGATGCCCCTGTTGACAAAATAGCAATAGAAAATCCAATCCCAATGCGAATCTTTGGACTGCCAAAATACAGCCAAATCATTCAGCCGTACATGTTTGGAGATGAATACATGAAGACGACGTGCTTATGGTTGAAAAACCTTCCGGGGCTGTTCGCCACAGACATCGTTGTGCCTACGTCGAAATGGGTCTCGTCGTCAGATCATCGTGCGGTGAAACGAAAAGACGCATGGGCTCAAAGTGGCCACAGAACGGCGAAACAGAGAAGCAAAACCGCGCCGGGCATTGCAAGAGCGATGGCTGAACAATGGGGGTAAGCAGATGAAGCCAAAAACTAAATCAGAGCTGATGGCAGAATGGGCAAACCAGCCGGATCAGCTCAAAAAAGAACGGGAGGCCAAGGCCGTCCGCAAGGCGATGGACGATGCCCGCGCCGTGATTCAGGATGGCCTGACCCGGTATGTCAAGAAAAAGACCAAAGCCCGCAGCATGGCAAAGGCTGAAGCTGACCCATTTGCTGAGCTGGAAGGCTGGGAAAGCATGGAGCAGATCCAGGATGCCTACGGCTACGGCGAGATCACCGCCGACAGACGGGACAAACTCACCGATTTGTGGGAAGCCCGGGAAGCTGCCAAGAACAGCCGCAAGGGCTCGGACAAGTACACCGACCTTGTGACGGAGATGCTGGAGACAGCCATCCGCCGGGTGGGCGGAGAGTACGCAGATATGCTGTTTGAGTATGACCGGCAGCGCCGGGAAGCTGAAAAGCAGTGCGAGCAGCTGGCAATGGAAAGGATGATGAAAAAATGACCGATAAACATTACATCGAATGCACTGGGATTCAGATTCCCGCCGTTGAGGTATTGGCATGGACGGAAAGAAAAAGAAGTTAAAAGTTCTGGAACTTTTCGCCGGAACACGCAGTATCGGAAAGGCCTTTGAAGAGAAGGGGCATGAGGTGTTTTCCGTTGAGTGGGACAAGGATTTTGAAAATATTGATCTTTACGCCGATATTTTGAGCGTCAGCGCAAATGATATTTTATCAAAATTCGGTCACCCAGATGTAATTTGGGCAAGTCCAGACTGTACTACGTTCAGCATCGCCGCTATTAGTCACCACAGGAAAAGAAACCCGGACACAGGGAATCTTGACCCAGTGAGTGATTATGCAAAGTTCTGTGATAAGGTCGATCAGCACGTTTTACAGCTTATAAAAGACCTTGACCCGATACTTTATTTTATTGAAAACCCACGGGGCGGAATGCGGAAAATGATTTGGATGAAATCTTTGCCGCGCTATACCGTTACATATTGTCAGTACGGCGATACACGAATGAAACCAACTGATATTTGGACAAATCATCCTAATCCGCAGTTTAAGCCTATATGTAAGAACGGTGATCCGTGCCATATTCCAGCCCCTAGAGGGAGCAAAACAGGAACACAGGGCTTGAAAAACAGTAGAGAGAGAAGTGTTATACCTAAACTGCTTTGCCAACATATTGTTGATATTTGCGAAACGGAGTGCTTAGAAAAATGAGCGATAAAAGGTTGATTGATGCAAACGCCCTGCGTCAGAAAATCGAAAAGTGGGCAGATTCGGCTGACAACTCTATTTCGTTTGCCGATTCTGTTGAGAGCTTTGCATATGATGAGGTGCTGGACGCAATCGACGCTGCACCAACTATCGACCCGGAAGCGCTGCAGCCGGTGGCACATTGGGTCTGCGAGGAAGACTATGATGGAGACCCTGTTGTTTGGACGTGTTCTCGTTGCAAAGATTCTTCCATCATGTATGATGGCACGCCGAAGGACAATGGGTTTAAGTTTTGCCCCTACTGTGGCGCAAAGATGGAGGAATAATCAAAATGAAATTGATGGGAGGCAATGGATTGAAAATAACCCTTTACGGTGACCCCCGCACAAAGAAAAACAGTGCACGCATCCTGCAAGGACGCGGAGGGCGGCGATTTGTAGCCCCAAGCGAGGCGTTTGAGGAATACCAGACCGGATGTCTATGGCAGATACGCGCCCCGCCTGAGCCTATTTCTGCCCGCGTGAACGTGCGGTGCGTGTACTATACATGGCTACCCGGCGCAAGGTTGACCTTGCAAACCTGATTGAAGCAACCTGCGACATACTGGTAAAGGCCGGTGTGCTGGCAGACGATAACAGCCGCATCGTTGCCGCCCACGATGGCAGCCGGGTGGACTACGACAAGCAAAAACCCAGAGTGGAGATCTGGATTGAGGAAATGGAGGACAAGCTTTGAAAGCACATATCATGACAAAATGCAAACCGTGTCCGTTCTGCGGAGCCAGAGCGGATGAAATTGAAAGCATCACTGGGCTGAGCATGATCGCCTGCTCCAACTACAACGGCTGCGGAGCAATCGTCAGCTTTAACAACAAGGACTGTGATGAGCGCGGAGTTTCGCCGGTGGCGTATTTCAACCGGCGAGCAGAACAGAACGGAGGAAATGCAACATGAATCAAGTCTTTTTTATAATCGGCGCAACGCTCTGCTATGTTGGCGGTTTTGGAATTATGATTTTCCTTCTGGGCGTTCTGACTGAACTGTGCATCGAAATATGGGATGAAAAATTCAGGAAAATATGTGTCAGATTCGAAGTTGAACCAACAGACGTTTTGTATTATTCGCAAAACAGAAAAGACGTTGAAACGATGTTTTTTAAAAACCGCGTTCGATGGCCATACACAGACAATGCTCCTTCCGGGTCGTGGAACTGCCCGGAATGCAACACACTTAACCAGTACGTCAATGACAACAAACCTGTTGCGTACTGCCGTTGTTGCGGGCAGGCCGTCGATATGAACTACTACAGGAGGCACGCAAATGACCCGCACATGGACACCTGAAAGCGAACAGCCAAAGCCGCGCACCAGCGTGGACTACCACGAAGTAAAGGCGTGGTTTCAGCAGTGCCGGGATATGGCAAAAGCGGTTGAAGCCCAAAAGCGAAAGATCCAGCGCATTCAGGAAGTTGCAAAAAAGACCACCCAGGTCCTGAACGGTATGCCTGGAGGCAGCGGTGCCGGTGACAGGGTTGGGCTTGCTGCAGCAGATATCACGGACGATCAGCGCCGTCTGCAGCAGATGGAAACAGACCTGCACCTGCTGCGCATTGAAGCCACCCGGCGGGCGTACTGTATCACGGCAAGCAAATCCAGCAAAAAACAGGCTGACTGCCTGTGCCTGTACTACGTCAAGAACAAAAAGCAGCGCGAGGTCTGCGAGGAACTGGGGCTATCGGAAGAAAACCAGGTCTCCATCTACATCAAGTGGGGCAGCATCTATCTGGCAGAGATTTGGGACAGCTTCGGCAATGTTGCACAAACCGCACAAAAACCGCCCTGATTTTTTGCAATGCACCTTCATACTGCAAATATCCAAATGACACAGGCATTGTGCTAAAATTGGTATAAGCGGAACCGCCGAAAGCGGTGAGACGCTTGCCACGCAGTCTCCGAAACGAATCCCCCCAAAATGCTTTCCTCCCAAGGCTTGATAGGCATTTTTCTTCCTCTCGTTTCGCGGGCTGCTTCTATGTTCCGGTAGCTCAACTGGTAGAGCAGCAGCCTATTGAAGCAGCAAGTAGTTGGTTCAAATCCATCCAGGAGCACCATGACGCTGCTCTCCCGAAGCAGCGACCACCTGACGCATGGGCTGACATCCCGCTTGTGGCTGCGTGTAGAGCGGCAGGGTATCCTTACCTGTCCTCACAACCTCCGCACGCACCGGAGGCCACATAATCCGTACACCGGTTTCCATAATTCCCCCGGCAGGATGTGCGTCAACAGAACCAGCATGGAAACGTGCTGGTTTTTCTTTTGTTATATGCCGCCTGAGCGCAGTTTGGAGCGCGGCGCGTGTGTGTAGACACGGCTGGTTCGATTCCAAGGGCGGCTTTTTATATTCCCGTAGTTCAAGTGATGGAACGGCGGTCTCCAAAACCGCAGGCTGCAGGTTTGAGCCCTGCCGGGAATGCCAGCTGCGTACCCTGTGAGAAGGCTGCGCAGATAGCGGGGCATCTGGCCGCGAAAGTACCGGATGCAGCGGCGCTCCACCGTTTACGTTGACCGAGAACTGAATGTATACCGGGAGCGCTGCTTATTTTGATATTTTGACCGTTCGGATTTCCGGGCGGTTTTTCTTTTGCGAGGAAGGAGGAACCCGCCGTGAGATATGGTGTGCCGTATCGTGGCAGCAAGAACAAAATCGCACAGTGGGTTGTCTCTAATCTTCCCGCTGGTGACACGCTAATTGACCTGTTTGCTGGCGGTTGCGCAGTCACACACGCCGCATTGCTGTCTGGCAAATGGAATCGCATTGTTGCAAATGACATCGGTGATGCGCCGCAGCTGTTCATGGATGCTGTTCACGGAAAGTATGCAAACGAAAAGCGTTGGATTAGCCGTGAAGATTTTCATAGGCTGAAGGATTCTGACCCTTACGTTTCGCTCTGTTGGAGCTTCGGCAACAACCGCAGGGATTATCTCTATTCAAAAGAGATTGAACCGTGGAAAAAGGCTTTGCATTATGCAAGAGTGTTTGGCGATACGTCCCTTTTGCGAGAGTTTGGAATCAATTCGGACGGTAGCTCAAAAGACATCAAGCCGAACAACGAGGAATACAAAAGGATTTATTCGCGGTGGCTTGGACATCAAGTGAAACATAAAAGGCTTTATGATTTAGACCACCTTGCAAGGTTAGATAATCTTGAACGCCTACAAAATCTTGAACGCCTACAAAATCTTGAACGCCTACAAAATCTTGAAGGCCTACAAAATCTTGAAGGTCTGCAAAGCGATTATCGTGATGTGCAGATTCCGCAAAATGCTGTTGTATACGCTGACCCCCCCTATAAACGGACGAATTGTACGGGATACAAATGCGATTTTGACCATGAATCGTTTGAAAAGTGGCTTGCCGAAGTCCCGTTCATGGTTGTTATCAGCGAGTATGAAGCGCCAAGTGGATGCAAAGAGGTTGCAAGCATAAAAAAGCAATCCACTATGGGCACTGGCAACAAAGGCGGGTCTGATATTGAAAAGCTGTTTGTGCAAGAACGGTTTGTTGAACAGTACGAAAATTCATTTAACGCGAGAGGTGGTGGCGGTGACCTACAGCAAAAACAAAAGGATAGGCAGACCGCCCGTCTTTGAGAGCAAAGAAGAACTTGAGAAAAAAATCGAAGAGTTCTTCAAAAGCTGCGAAGGGAGCGTCCTAGAAGACGAAGCCGGAAAGCCTGTTTTAGACAAATACGGGAACGTGATAAAAATCGACGAACGCCCAGAAACAGTCACTGGCTTGGCTTTAGCATTGGGGTTTAAGTCTCGGCAATCTTTGATTGACTATCAAGGAAAGGCTGAGTTTTCTGACACGATAACGCGCGCGAAGCTTCGATGCGAGAAATACGCCGAAGAACGGCTCTATGATCGCGATGGAAACGGCGGGGCAAGATTCAGTTTGCAGGTCAATTTCGGGTGGAGCGATAAGCCGAAAGAAGCGGAGCAGGAAGAGCGTCACGATGATGGTTTGATAAAGGCATTGAATGCCGCCGCGGACCTCAGCCCGCCGGACGACGTGGAGATGCTGCCGGAGGAAGAGGACGACAATGCGGAAAAGTAACGGCTTTCGCTGGAAAGCCCTCAGCCAGCGGCAAAAGCAGGTCTTGAGCTGGTGGACACCGCAGAGCGCATACAGCGGTTACAACGGCATTATTGCCGATGGCGCTATCCGCTCGGGCAAGACCTTTGCCATGAGCTTTTCGTTCGTCCAGTGGGCTATGACCTGTTACAGCGGCCAGCAGTTTGCCATGTGTGGCAAGACCATTGCCAGCTTCCGGCGCAACGTGCTGGGCACACTCAAGCAGCAGCTTGCAGCCCGTGGTTACAACGTCAAGGAGCATCGGGCAGAAAACTGCATGACCGTCAGCAAGGGTGGCAAAGCCAACGAGTTTTACTTTTTCGGCGGCAAGGACGAGAGCAGCCAAGACCTGATCCAGGGCATCACCCTTGCCGGAGCATTCTTCGACGAGGTAGCCCTGATGCCGCAGAGCTTCGTCAATCAGGCCACAGCCCGTTGCTCTGTCACTGGGTCAAAGTTCTGGTTCAACTGCAACCCGGGCAGCCCGCAACATTGGTTTTATCTCGAGTGGGTGCGGAAATGCCGTTCCCGCAAGATGATGTATCTCCATTTCACGATGGACGACAACCTGTCACTTTCCGAGGACATCAAGGCCAGATACCGCAGCCAGTACAGCGGCGTTTTCTATCAGCGCTACATTCTGGGGCTGTGGACGGTGGCCGAGGGCCTTGTATATGACATGTTCGACCGCAAGAAGCACGTCATTGACGTACTGCCGGAGCTTTCGCCAAAGAGCGCCTATGTGGCGTGCGACTTTGGCACCCAGAACGCCACGGTTTTTCTGCTGATCCAGAAGCAAGCAGACGCAGATTGCTGGATCGTCACCCGAGAGTATTACTACAGTGGCCGCGAACAGAAGCGGCAAAAGACCGTGGGCGAATACGTCACAGACCTCAAGGCGTGGCTGAATGGGATCAAGCCGGAAAGGGTCATCGTTGACCCCTCTGCCCTGCCCCTGATTACAGAGCTGCGCAAAAACGGCTTTACCCAGACCCCCGCAAATAACGACGTCCTGAGCGGCATTCTTGACGTGCAGACCATGCTGCAGACCGGGCGGCTGAAGATCTACAAAGACTGCAAGCACACGCTGGAAGAGTTCGGCGTGTACGCTTGGGATCCAGACAAAGATGACACCGTGCTGAAGGTAAACGACCACTGCATGGACGCTATCCGCTATTTCGTGCGCACAAAGCGCCTTGTAAAACTGAGGGATTGATTTTGAGCACTGTATATACATTCCAGACCTTTCAGCAGGCGCAAGCCGCCGGGGAACAGTCTGATTTCATCCGGCGGTTCGTGCAGCAGCACTGCGCTTCCGGGCCTTACAAGATGGCTCTGGACGCCGACCTGTACGATGCCCAGAAAAACCCGGGGGCTGAACGCTTCGCACAGACTTACGCTTTGATGTTGAAACGCCTGTCCAAAAACACCAAGCCGGACACCCCACACCCCGATATGGTCAAGAGCAATCTTTTCCGGCGGCTCAACAAGCAGCGGGCGACCTACTCCCTCGGCAACGGCGTAGTCTTTGCGGACGATGGCGTGGACAAGGAAAGGCTGGGGCAGAACTTCGATGAGCAGATCCAGAAGGCCGGCTATTTCGCCCTGATCCACGGTGAGAGCTTCGGATTCTGGAACAACGACCATTTGGTGGTTTTCAAGCTGACCGAGTTTGCTCCCCTGTACGATGAAAAGACAGGTCTTTTGCAGGCAGGCGTGCGATTCTGGCGGCTGAACCCGGACACGGATATGCACTACATCCTGTACGAGCTTGACGGCTTCACTGAGTACACAGAAAGCAAAATCGGAAATGTGATGCAGGAGACAACGCCAAAGCAGGCATACAAGAGCGTGATCACCACCACCCCCGGCGGCGGGCTGGAAAGCGTAGAGGGCGAAAACTACAGCGCTCTTCCCATTGTGCCGCTGTGGGGCTCAGACCTGCGCCAGAGCACCATTGTGGGGCTGAAAGCCTACATCGACAACACCGATCTGGTAATGTCCGGCTTCTGTAATGACCTGCAGGACTGCGCGCAGATTTACTGGCTGTGCGAGAACTTCAACGGCATGACCGATGACGAGCTGCAGGAGTTCCTTGTCAAGCTGAATCTGTACCACATTGCAGGCGCAGACACCAGCCAGGGCGGCAAGATCACCCCCTACGCCACCGAGATTCCCGTGACGGCACGGCAGACTCTTTTGGAGCTGCTCCACACCCGGGTGTATGAGGACTTCGGCGGTCTGGATGTGCACTGTGTCAGCGCGGACAGCACCAACGACCATCTGGATGCAGCCTATGAGCCGCTGAACCAGAACGCGGACGACTTCGAGGCGCAGGTCAAGCCGTTCATCCGGCAGATCTGCGCACTGGCTGGCTTTGACAACGCTATGCCGACATTCAACCGCAGCAAGATCACCAACACAGCTGAGCAGGTCGCAACGGTGATTTCTGAGGCGCCGATCATCGGGCAGGACATGGCAATTGACCTGCTGCCCAACCTGACCCCGGAGCAAAAGGAACAGGCAAAGGCTGCGCTGATGGCAGAGAGCGCAACGCGGGAGACCGTGGACGAGGAGGAGGAGGACAACGACAATGGCTGAAAACATCATCGGCAAGTTTGTCATTGAACTGGACGAAAACGACCGGAAGCTTTTGGAACGGTTTGCAAATGCAGTTGAACTGGTGCAGCCGCCCACGATAGATTGGAATATGCCAAAAGTCCGGGCGGTCGGAGTTGACGAGCTCGGAAATATCAAATGGGAGCCAGCAGGGGAAAACGATGACCGACCTTGACCGCATCTCCACCCGGCAGCTGAACCGCCTGCGCCGCCGCATTTTGCGGGTATACGGCACCGCCCGCCGGGAAATGACCGAGCAGCTGACCGAGTTTCTGGAGCATTACCAGAAGCTGGACGCCTACAAGCGGGCGCAACTGGAAGCCGGGAAGATCACCGAGAGCGATTACCGCACATGGCTGCGCAATCAGGTGTTTCAGTCCGAGATGATACACCAGAAGCTGGACAACATCACCCAGACGTGCACCACAGCCCAGCAGACGGCGTACAAGCTGGCGCGGGATGAACAGTACGATATCTTTGCCCTTGGCGCAAACTGGGCGTTCTACGAACTGGAACAGGCCGCAGGCGTGGCGTTCAACCTGACCTTGTATAACACCGAAGCGGTCAAGCGGCTGCTTTTGGAAAACCCCAAGCTGGTGCCCAATAAGCGCATCAAGAGCGAGAGCAACAAGACCTACGACGCCCGGGTGTTCAACCGGTACGTCATGCAGGGCATCGTGCAGGGCAAAAGCGTCCATGACATTGCGGTGCAGGCTGTGCAGGGCATGGCAGATACCGAGGTGCATTGGGCGATGAACAACGCCATCACAGCACTTACAGGCGCACAGAACGCCGGGACGATGCAGCAGTTGCGCAACGCCCAAGCCCTTGGCATTGAGGTGCAGAAGCGCTGGAACAGCACTCTGGACTACCGTACCCGCGAGATGCACCGTCTGCTGGATCAGGAGACCGCCGACCTAGATGAGCCGTTCAAGGTGCAGGGCTACGAGATCCAGTACCCGGGAGACCCAAACGCCGCTCCGGAGATGGTCTACCACTGCCGGTGCAAAGTGACCGGGTCGCTTGTGAAGTACCCACGGCAGAACGCTATGCGGCGGGACAACACTACAAAAGAGGTCACATCTGACCTGACCTATACCGAGTGGTACAAGGCAAAGGGCGGCACGGAAGCCGAACAGATGTGGCGGGCAGAGGAGCGCAAGAGAAAGAAGGGATGAACTTTGATCTTGCCGATGGAAAACACCGAAAAGATGATTTTTCCGGGCGTGGGTAAGTATGGCATCCCTGAAATCAAGCCAGAAACGAACATCCGCATTAACAAGCTGGAATGGATCCCGGTCAATTATGCGCTGACCGCCAAAGACAAGGCCACAAAAGGCGTGCATTTTTACAAGGACGATTACCAGTTTGAACGGTTCTGGAACAACCCAGACAAATACATTCCCCTTTTGCAGCAGTTCGGCGCGGTATGTTCGCCGGATTTTTCTTTGTACAGTGATATGCCGCTTGCGGTGCAGCTTTTTATGCACTACAAAAAGCACTGGCTTGCCGCATACTGGCAGGCGCACGGCATTCACGTTATCCCAACGCTCTGCTGGTGCGGTGCGCAAAGCTATGACTGGTGCTTTGACGGCGAGCCAAGAAACGCCATCGTGAGCATCTCCAGCCACGGCACACAGTCTGACCCATACGAAGCAGAATGCTTTGCTAAGCACTGCCGTAAGGCGCTGGAAGTGCTGCAACCAAGCGGCATCTTGTGGTATGGCAAATGCCCTGATGAATTTGACTGGAACGTTACTAAAATCAAACCATTTCAATACGAAAGGAGGCACTACCGTGAGTAAAAGAGGTTCTGGCAGTTCTACAAGGGCGAGCGGGTTTGCAACGCTAAAAGGGGAAAAAGCTGCAATTCAATCGGCTGAAGATAATCGCAAGATTTTAAACGAAGCATTAAATGACCAGATACAATTTGCAAATGCGGCAAAAAGCAAATACGGAGAAGCACGTGTAAATGACATGGTGGACAGAATGCAACGCGCAAAATCTGTAATCAATTCCACCAGTAGTGCAAATGACTTATCAAACCTGTTTCACCCGCAAAATCTTACATACGGAGCAAATGGCCCAAATAGCAAGAAGGCTTCTCCTGAACAAATCAAAATGTTGGCGCTTAATTCAATTATGAATGCCGGCAAAAAAGACCCAAACAGAACATATATGAGTGAACTTGAAAAAAAACTTGCAAAAATATTCAAAAAATGAAATTTAAGTACGACATCAAATTCACCTACAACACCCCGCAGCTGCATGAAGCGCTGGAAGCGTGGGCTGAGCGGGTGCTGACCATCTGGGGCATGAAGGTGCAGGACTATGCACAGCTGCTTGTGCCCACCGGAACGGCAGACAGCACCGGAATAGAGGGCTATGTGGGCGGCGCGCTGAAAGCGTCCCTTACCTACGTTGTATCTGCGGCACAAAAGACCGTGACCATCGGCTCAAACCTGTTTTACAGTGTATATGTGGAGTTGGGCACCGGTATTTTTGCAGAGAAGGGCAACGGACGCAAAACGCCGTGGGTCTGGCAAGACTTCAACGGCAAATGGCACTTTACCCGGGGCATGGCTCCCCGCCCCTTCCTGCGCCCGGCGGTGGAAGATCATATCAAAGAACTGCAAGAGATTGCAGTAGAGGAAGGAAACAAGGAGGCATAAGTATGGATAACAACGTTTATACCGCTCGAATTGAATGTAGTTGTACAGTTGAAGACTTCAAAAAATTTCAAGAGTTAGTTCAAGAGATGATGTGGAGAAACAGTTTTCAGGGTGTTGACCTTTCTCCATATTACCAGCAGGAGATAAAAGAACGGATTCTTTTGGTTGAAATGCAGAAAGCAAGAGAACATCTTCAGGCACTTTGCGATAATGCATACGGAAAAGGGAATCGCATTATCATGGTATCATCCCAAAAGTCAATTTAATACTCAGCGGTTGGCGCACAGCGTCAGCCGCTTTTTTATGCCGCTTTCGCACAACTGGCAGTGCTCCCGGCTCATAACCGAGTAGTTGCAGGTTCGACCCCTGCAAGCGGCACCACACCGGCAGCACGTCCGGCAAAATAACCTGATTGCCAAGCATGGCAGCCCAAGCAAGGGCAGAAAGGACGAACACATGGCACTCAAAAGAGCAGATATCCGCAAGATTCTGGAAAACGCCGAAACCTCCAACGATGACAAGGCAAAAGCCATTCTGGACGCCTTGCACGAGGAGACCGATGCCCTCCGGGACGAACTGGATACCGAGAAAAACGCCCGCGTTGCAGCGGAAAAGGAACGGGACGCAGCCAACAGCGGTAAGCAGACCGCAGAGCAGGCGCTGACCGACTACAAGGACCAGCAGACCAAGAAGGACGCCCATGCAGCCAAGGAATCCAAGTTCCGGGAGCAGCTTAAGGCCGCAGGCGTGCTGGAAAAGTACTTTGACCGCATCGTGCGCCTGTCTGGCGAGGACATCGACAAGATGGAACTGGACAGCAAGGGCAACGTGAAGAACGCGGACAAGCTGGCTGAGAGCCTGAAAACCGATTGGAGCGATTATGTGGGCAGCACCTCCACCAAGGGCGCACCGGTGGACAACCCGCCCGCAAACACCGGCTCCAAAATGACCAAAGAACAAATCATCAACATCAAAGACGCAACCGAGCGTCAGGCAGCCATCGCGGCGAATCCTGAAGCGTTCGGACTTGCAGCAAAGGAGTAACACATGGCAGCACCCGAAAATCTGACTACCGCATCTCAGATCACCACCACTATCCGCGAAATCGACTTCGTGACCCAGTTCCAGAAGAATTGGGACGCGCTGCGCACCATTCTGGGCATTTCGCGCCCCATCCGCAAGGCACCCGGCACTAGGCTGGTATCCTACAAAGCCACCGTTGACGGCGGCCTGCAGGGCGGCACCGCTGTGGGCGAGGGCGAGGACATCCCCCTGACCAAGACCAAGGTCGAGCCTGTGACCTATGCAGACATCGAACTTGGCAAGTGGGCTAAGGCCGTTTCCATCGAAGCCGTCACCAAGTACGGCGCAGAAGTGGCCGTGGATCGCACCAATACCGCTTTCCGTAACGAGCTTCAGAAGAAGGTTCTGACCGACTTTTACACCTTCCTTAAGACCGGCAAGCTGGTCGGCACGCAGAAGACCTGGCAGCGTGCGCTGGCTATCGCAAAGGGCGCAGTCCTGAAGCGCTTTGCAAACGACAATCTGGACGTGACCGAGGTCGTGGGCTTTGCCAACATCATGGACTTCTACGACTATCTGGGCGATAAGGAAATCACAGTACAGACCGAGTTCGGACTGAACTATGTGAAAAACTTCCTCGGCTACAGCACCCTGTTCCTTCTGCCTGACGCTTACATCGAGCAGAAGAAGGTAATCGCTATCCCTGTTGAGAACATCGACCTGTACTACGTCGACCCCGCAGACCGCGACTACGCCACCATGGGCGCAAACTACACCGTTTCCGGTGAGACCAATCTGCTGGGCTACCACACCGAGTACAACTACAAGAACGCCACCACTACCTACTACGCCATCATGGGCATGAAGCTGTGGGCAGAGTATCTGGACGGTATCGCAGTCGTGACTGTCGGCACGTCCAACACCGAGCCTGCCGTTGCGGCGTCTGAACTCGGCGGCTGATACAAAATAAGGAGGTGACCCCGCATGACTGTGCCAGAGCTGTGCGTGTACACGCACAATTTTTTTGACCGGTACGATGCACCGTTTACAGGGCGGTTCATCATTGGCGTGGACTATATCTGGGATGCGATCAACTTCAACACGGACGTGCTTGCAGAGGATCCCGAAAACATCCTGTCCGGGCTTGCGCCGCACCAGTTCTACAAAATAGAGGGCTCTATCTTCAATGACGGCGTGCATCAGGCGGGCGAGCCTCTGACCCCCGAAACCTTCACCGGCACGGTACAGCCTATGAGGGTACCCAACGTTTTTGTGGAGCTTGCCAAGAAGATCACCGACTACGATGCAGCCACGCCCGGCGGCGGGCGCTATGTTTCTCAGTCCTTCAACGGATGGAGCGGCGCCATGGCCACCGGAACGGACGGATTGCCCGCAGACGGCTGCACCCGCTACCGCCGGGAGATCAACCAATGGAGGAAACTGTAATGCCTGTAAACGATTTCACAAAATTCACCGTGATGGAGAATTTTACAAAAAAGTTCTGCTTCATGGAAAAAAAGCTGGTTTCGGACGGCCTGTTTGGCTCTACCACCACATGGGAGGACGGCATGGAGTTCCTCGCCATCGAGCGCCACGATCAGACCATTGAAGCGCAGCAGGCAGAGCAGCAGGGCACGGCATCCACCTACTCCATCTATGTGGATAAGGGCATCAAGCTGTCCCCCTTCGACCGCATCAAACGGCTGGACGATGGGCAGACCTACGAGGTGACCACCGCGAGCAGCGACAAGATTTCGCCCGCCGAAAGCGGCATGAACCTTGCCGTTGTGCAGTGCAAAAAGGTGGTGCTTTCCTGATGGGCGCAGCAGAATCCATTACTACGGCATTGAACAGCTTTTTTACGCTGTTCAATGTTCCTGTATACCCGGAGGATTTCGTGCCACAGGAAGCTTCCCTGCCCTATATCACGGTGTTGCCTGTCATTCCCAAGGGATTTGACGAGAGCAGCACCTTCCATGCGCGGCTGTGGTATCCGGTAGACGGCGGCAAGCTGCCCATCATCCGCAAAACAGATGAGATGCGCGCTGCCCTCGGTGATGGGCTTACCATCGAGTGCGAGGGCGGCGCAATTCTTTTATGCGCAGGCAATCCGTGGGCGCAGTCTATGGACAATCCCCCGGAAAAATACCTGTGCACCTACCTTACATTTGACGTCACATCCTTTGTGGTGTGAGAAAGGATAACACATGAACAAAATGTATCACGCCATTTCGCCGGATGCTTTCAAAAAGCTTCAGTTTCAGGCCGGCGCGCTGCTCAAGAAGTTCGACCCGGAGGGCACTACCCCCATTGCAGCGGAGGATATGATCTGTCTGACCTCCGGCGGCATCACCGTCAGCTGCAAGCCCAACACCGTGGATCTGGGTGAGGATCTGGACGAAGTGCCCGAGAACACCTATCAGCTGAAGCACATCACCAGTTGGGATTGTGGTCTGTCTACCACCTGCATGACCGTGAGCGCCGACACCATCAAGCTGGAGTTGGGCGCTGCGGTCGTGGAGACCAACAAGATCACCGTGCGCGAAGACTACGAGGAAGCAGACTTCCAGGATATCTGGTGGCACGGCAATCTGATCGGCGGCGGCTATGCTGCGGTCAAGTTGATGAAAGCTGCAAGCGATGGCGGTCTGGAACTGAAAACCAACAAGGACGGCAAAGGCAACCTCAATCTGAGCCTGAAGGGGCACTACGACATGAAAGACACCAGCAAGGTGCCTATGGAGTTCTACGTCAAGGAGGAAGAGTAATGATCCTTACCATCAATCTTGACCCCGTGGAAGCCCTGCCCAAGCTGTATGACGCGGTGGACGGCATCACCCGCATGATCATGGACGCAAAGGACAACGTGGACAACCCGGAGACCAAAGCCGCTCGGGCGACCATTGTTGCCAACGCCATGAAGCTGCTGGGCGCAGAGCCTGCCGAAACCGCAGAGGGCCAGAAAAAGCTTACCCCGCGCGAGTTTGCGCTGGCTGCACTGGACTTTATCAAGCCCCTGATGAAGCTTGACCCGCAGCGCACCATGAACGCCCTGCACCAGCTGTACACGCTGGAAAAGGGCGAGAAAGACACCCTGCCCAAGGCATTCACCGCGCTTACCAAGTCCGTGATGCAGGAGGATATGCAGGATTTTTTGTCATCGCTGGCCGACTTGAACGGCCTGAGTTTTGGCACTACCTCTGCCGAGCCGACCTCCAGCATCTCCGAGCCTACGGAATAAAGTATTTCGTCTGGTTCGTCATCAGCGAGATGCGCGAACGCCACCGCACAAAGGCATACCAGCTGTACACGGCTGATATGCTTTTTCTTTGTGCTGTATCGCTGGGGCAGCAGGTGGAGCAGTCCTTCAGCGAGATCATGGAAGAGTACGATAAACCACTATCCCAGCGCCGCCACGAGACCACGCTGGAAGAAGCGCAGGCGTGTTGGGAAAAGACGATTGCAGACAGTAAAAAAGCCGCAGAGCAGAACGGAGGTAGTGAGACCTGAATATTTTTAATTTGATGGCCACTTTAGGACTTGATACCTCCGAGTATGAGCAGGGCATCGAGCAGGCCAGAAAAGAGACGCAAAGCGCCGCAAACTCGCTGAACCGCAGCGCAAACACCGCCGGGAGCGGCGTTTCAGGCATGGCAAGCCAGTTTGCAGCAGCCAGCGCAAAAGCGACTGTCCTTGCAAATATGCTTACCTCTCTTGGGACAAAAGCGGTAGGCCTTGCAAAGGGCTTTGTGGAGATGGGCATTTCTTATAACGCCCAGATAGAAAAGTACACCACCGGCTTTACCAATATGATTGGCAGCGCACAGGCTGCACAGGAAGCCATGCAGGCCATTCAGGAGGACGCAGCCCGCACCCCGTTTGATGTGGCATCCCTGACGCAGGCAAACCAGCTGCTTATCAGCGCGGGAGAAAACGCAGCGTATTCCCGCAAGGTCATCAATGCGCTGGGCGATGCTGTTTCCGCAACCGGCGGCGGCAACGCTGAACTATCCCGCATGGCTGCAAACCTGCAGCAGATCGCAAACGTGGGCAAGGCTTCAGCAATCGACATCAAGCAGTTTGCCTATGCGGGCATCAATATCTATCAAATCTTGGCGGATTACACCGGCAAATCGGTGCAAGAAGTCCAGAACATGACCATCAGCTACGACCTTCTTTCGCAGGCGCTCATAGCCGCCAGCAAGGAGGGCGGGCGTTACTATAACGCCATGGACACCCAGAGCCAGACCATGAACGGGCGTATATCCACCCTGAAGGATAACGTCAGCCAGCTGGCCGGACTTTTGACTGGAAATCTAACAAACGCTCTTGGTGGCGTTATTTCCAAACTGAACGAAATGGTTATAGCCGCTCAAGACGCATACAAACTTGACGGATGGAGCGGCCTTATCGGGGAAATAACAGGTCTTACCAGCGTTATAAACAAGGCAAAATCCGCTGCTGTTGGCCTGAAAGCTGTTTTTGATGCTTTGAAAAGCGGAGAAATTGGCATTTTCCATGGTGACTGGGATGCTGTTTATAAAAAGGCGTTCAATTCAGACCAAGAAAGCAAAAAAATCCAAAAAGATAGCAGAAAAAACTGGGACACTAGCCATAGTGGCATGGTCTGGGACGAAAATGACGGATGGGTGCCCGCTAAAAAAAGCGGAACATCTGGCAGTTCCATCGTCATAAGTCCTTCCGGCAAGACTGGCAAAACTCCCAAGACTGGCAAACCCCCCAAATCCACCTCCAATACCGAAACCGTCATATCTTCCGTGACGCACACCGCAACCACCACCGCACAGAACGCGCTGGGCGCGGTGACTACAAGTGTTGAGACTCTGCAGGAGAAGGTCAAGGACGCAGCAGGCAAAATCAAAGACCGCGTGACCAAGACCACCACCGAGACCGGCAAAGAGATGGTCAACGGCGTTGCTACCACCTATACGCTTGTGACCAAGAAAGTTACGGACGCGAATGGCAAGATAAGCACCACGACCAAGAAGGTCTACGCAGATATGTCCAAGACCCTGCTTGGCACCCTGACCACCATTGCAGAAAAGACCTTCAACGGCATCACCACCACCACGCAGCAGGCTGTGGAGACCTACGCGGACGGCAGCCAGCACATCAAGACCACCGCCACCGAGACCGGCGAGCGCATTGTGAACGGCGTGCGGCAGACCTACACCAAGGTCATCAGCTACATTGACGGCGTGCAGGACAAGGTGACAGAGACCGCGCAGAACATCGACAAGAGCATCAAGGCGACCCAAAAGCGCATTGAGGAGAACCTGAGCAAGGCGCAGCAGCAGTTTAACAGCGGCATCTTCAAGCTTGGCAAGAGCCTGTACACCGACCTGAAAAATCAGGACTGGGCGGCGCTTGGGCTGGATATCGTCAACGTAATGTGGGGCGAGGTATCACAGGAGCAGCGCGAAGTCCTGTCCGACTGGGCAAACAAGGCGCTGGAAGCCATCAACGAGGCTTATTCCGGCGGCGGTCTGAGCGAGGCGTTCAACGCTTTTAAGCAGATCATGTCCAACGGAATCAAAGCCGAGGCAGACGGCGTTACAACGGACGTTAAGGGCTTGAGCAATGTATTTCAAGAGCTTGGCATCAACGTTTCCGACGTTGGCAGCAAGATCATGGGCGTGCTGGGCACCATGGGTACCGGCATGGGCACCTTTGTCTCCAACGCAGGCACTGGTATTGCAAAACTTGCCGGGAGCATGGGCAGTCTTGGTACGCTTGCGCAGGGCGCAGGCGGACTGATCGCAAAGATTGGCGGTCTGATCATCTCGAACCCGGAGGTTGCCGCGATCATCGCCATTGTGGCGGGCGTGGTGGCGCTGGGCGCTGCACTGTTTGCAAAGTTTGGCAAGAGCAGCGGCGGCGGGCAGGCTGTGAGCCACTACGAAAGCCCCTTTGCCGGGCATGACGTGTACGACAGCCTGACCGAGTTCTCCACCCGGGCAGCCATGCAGCACCGCTATATGGAAAAGACCACCGGCACGGATGCACAGCTTGGCATTTTGCAGCAGATCCGCGATATGCTGGACGAGCATCTGCCGGATATCGGCACCGGGCAGCTTGTCATGGACGGTGAAAAGGTGGCCGATATGCTCACTCCGCGCCTTGCAACCAGCATAGATGCCAGCATGGGCGTATACACCCTGCGGGCAGAAAGGGGTGTTTAAATGGCGATCCACAGCGCAAAGCTGGGCAATTACGACACCCTTGCAACGTGGGGGCTGTACATGAAGGTTGGCAGCCCGAACATCGGCGAGCCGGAACCGGACGAGACCCTTGTGCAGATACCCGGCTCTGACACGTTGCTCAACCTTACTACCTCGCTGGACGGCAAGGTGCACTACAAAAAGCGCTCCATTACCATGGAGCTGCTTTGCACCGCGCCGAAAAAGCTGTGGAAGGTACTGCAAAGCCGTCTGCACAATGCCCTTGAGGGCAAGTGGCTGCAATGCGTGTTTGACGATGATCCCTCCTGGTACTGGGAGGGGCTGTGGCACGTCAAATTCGTGCCGGGGCGGATCTCCGCTACGGTCACCATCACCGGCAGCTGCAATCCGTACAAGTACAACGTTTACGACGGCACACAGGATATCCGGTGGGACGACATCAACTTTGAAACGGACATCCTGCGGGACTACCGCAGCATTGCGCTGCCTGCCGATACGCCGGTGGATGTGGTCATCTACGGCGCACCGCACACTGCGGCTGTCTACTTCCAGCGCGGCGAAAGCGTGGCAGATGTGTCGATACAGGTCAACAAGACCGCCGCTGGCACGCTTGCCAAAACGACCGAGTGGCAGTATCTGGAGGGGCTGGATATCCCGGACGGTGGAACCGTCACCCTGACCTTTACCGCTACTGCTACAAGCAGCATCACCATCAAGTATCTGGGGGCAAGCTTATGAGTTACAAGATCTATGCCGGCACGCAGACCGGCGTGGACAGCTGGGAAAACCGGGTCTGTATCTATGCGCCCGGCTCTGCGTTGGAGACCACGAAGCTGATCAGTCCCACCCTGACCCGGGAATTTGGAAAGGCCGGAAATCTGGAATTTACCATCCCGCTGGGCAACGTGGCGCACAGCGCGCTGCAAAAGCTGAAAACGGTGGTGTCCGTGGAGCAGGACGGCAAGGAGATCTGGCAAGGCAGGGTCATGAGCCATGAGCAGGATTTTCTGCTGCGGCAGAAGGTGTACTGTGAGGGCGAGCTTGCCTACCTCAACGACACCGATGTACCACCCTACACCGCCAAGGATGTGACCATCCGGCAGTTTCTGGACTTTCTCTGCAAGAATCACACCAGCCTGACCGACAGCTATAAAAGCTTCCGCATCGGAAACGTCACGGTGGAGGAGCAAAAGCGGTATGTTCCGGTAGCCGAAAAGTGCTATCTGAAGCTGGACTATGCCGCCAGCAGCCCGGACGAGCAGGGCGAATATTACCAAGAATGGGGTCTGTACTCCCAAAACGGGAACCGACTTGAAGAGAGTTTTTCCTATATTTTTTCCGACTATGAGGACGTGCAGACCCCACCAGCACAAAACTGGCCGCTGAACGAGATCGTAACCGGAAAGGAGTACCTTGCTTGGCGCACGGGAGACAACCAGTTTACCCTCCGCCGGAACGCGATCTCTCAGGGCAGCAAGACCTACGATTCAGAGCAGACCATTGTTACCCCGTCCATCACTACGCCAATAGAAACCTATAAGTTCGACAGTACCATTAAAGTGGCCAAAAAGAACACCGAATCCACAACGTACAGCATCAAAACGGAAAAAGACGGCACGGTCAACGTGTACGTCAACGGGGAAAAGTCCGCAGACTACACCCCGCAGCTTGTGGAGGAGTTGCACGAGTTCGGCGACGGCAAGAACTACGGAAAAACGTGGGACATCCTGCAAAGCGAGCTTGTGGACGTGTACGGCGGCTATCTTGTCACTCGGCACAAGAAGATTCTCTCCCCTTTTTTCTTCCCAGATCTATACAAGAACGTGCGTTGCCTAGACTATGTACAGGATGCGACAGGACGCAACGAGCAGGGCATCACCTTCGGCACGAACCTGCTTGACCTGACCAGCTATGTCAAGGCCGAGGATATCGTCACCCGGGTGGTAGCTATCGGCAAGAAAAAAAGCGGCTGGTTTTTGTGGGAGACCACCAACACTCTGACCGCTACTGCCAACGATACGACCGCGCAACAGCTGTACGGCCTTATCACCCGGTATCTTGTGCTGGACGGCACGGCAAACACACAGCAGTCCCTGCAGGACGCGGCGGACATGGAGCTTGGCAAGCACTTACGCCTTGCGGACGGCATCACGTTGAAAGCCGTAGACCTGAAGGACGCGGGCGTGGATGTGGACAGGATTGATTTCGGCAAGCTAACTTCCGTTGTTTCACCGCCCCATGGTGTGGACGTGTGGATCAACTGTAGCAAGCTTGTAGAGCCGCTGGACAACAAGCCTGACAAAAAAGTATTCACATTTGGCAAAAAATTTTCAAGCATCTCCGACCTGCAGGCGCTCAGCGCCCGCAAAGCAACCACCGCATATGACCTGAGCAGCACGCTCAAGGGGTACGCATCTGATGTGCAGTCTTATTCGCTGCAAACGATGGAGGTAGACGATGAAACCGTTTAAAGAAGTAATTGACGGCATCCGCAAAGCCGTTATGGCATCCGAGGTGCGCGAGGATCTCGCCCAGATGGGCGAATATGTGGAGCAGTTTGCCAACACGGCGGGCGAAAACATCCAGAAAGCCATCGACCCCACCCTCTCCCTCTCCGGCAAGGCGGCGGATGCAAAAGCAACCGGAGATGCAGTTGGCCAGCTGAAGGAAGATGTAGATAAAATCGAGCAAAACCTTGAAGCAGTAACACTATTTAATCCATTTTCTCGTTATGGAAATTTTGAAAGCTCTTTAGATTGGTACTGTACAAACGGAACAATAAATGTAGTGGATAATGTAGCCACATTTTCAGTAAATAACCAATATGCAGGAATCAGACCTAGGTTAAGTCTAAACGAAGAATATAAGACAAATCTTATAAAAGATCATGTGTACTATTTCTTCGCAACGATTAAAAGCCAAAAAAGTAATGCGTTTTTAAGTTTTAACGTAGGTGGTGGGCTTGGAGGTGTAGGAACAAAAGGCACAGGCGAATGGGAATTTGTCGATAAGTTGGAAAAGGCAACATTGAGTGATACACAGCCGTATTGTGTTACCGATGGCAACAGCGAATTTGGAAGTGCAATTTCGGTGAAGCACATGGGCTATGTTGACCTCACCGATTGCTATGGGGCTGGCAATGAACCAGATTATGATACCATGCACGCTATCTTGATTAAAAACAATTATTGGATAGATAAAAAAATCGCTATATTCCCTATTACCCTAAAAAATATTCCCCAGCTTGAAAACGATGTTATGAAACTTAAAGCAATTCCAGAAAAGCTATCTAAGTGCAAAGTGTTTATCTTTGGTGATTCTATAACTGCCACTAACCTTATCAGAGATGACGGAAGCCTAACCGCTACAAAAACAAACTGGCCTACTTATGCAATGGCCGAACTAGGTGTTGCCGATTGGTACAATTTTGCAAAAGATGGGTCTACCTATCATGATGTAGCGGGTTCTGCCGATTATCAGACGTTTTATAAACAATTTGGGCTTGCAAAATCCACAGGCGTCATGCCGGACATGATTATAGTATCTTATGGTACAAATGATTATCAGCATCCAAACACGGATACCTATGAATCTGTTATGAATGTGCAAAACATTGATGACTTGGATAGAACAAATTTACACGGCGCATTACGATATTGCTACTGGTCGTTACGTGAAAAGTATCCAAATGCAGTTATATTTGCGGGAACTCCAATTCAACGACCGGATACTTTGATATACACAGATTTAAGACAAGCAATAATCGAAATGGCTAATACTTATTGCATTTATATTATAGATGCAGGCGTAGAAAGTGGGATTTGTAAACAATTTGAAACATGGGGAAGTTCTGGAAGATATTTGAAAGATGGGCTACATCCTAATGAAGCGGGTCAAAAGTTGCAAGGACATTATTATGCAAATTGTATTCGTAATATGTTCTAATACAAAGACTAATTAACTAAATGGGGCTTTATCTTACCAAAAACCGAAAGGACGTGACCACATGAACCTCCTGACTTTCCTCTCCCGTCTCTTCGCCGCCCTTGCCCACGCAAAGGAAGCGGCAGACAACTCCACTGCAGAGCCTGGCCCCGTGTCCATGGTGGACACCCAGAGCGCTGCTCCCCCCGGCTGGGATGGTGCACCGCCCTACCGATACATTGATGTGAGCCGCTACCAGGGCAAAATCACCCTCGACGGCTGGCGCAAGGTCAAAGCGGCTGGTTACAAGGGCGTCATGCTCAAGACGGTATCCACCAACAAAAAGCTCTCCAAGCGGGCAGACGGCCTTTACATCGACCCGACCTTTGAGACCAACAACCGCAACGCCCGGGCTGCCGGGCTGGACGTGGGTGTCTACTACTACACCTACGCCACCAGCGAGGCGATGGCCGATGCAGAGCTTGCCCTTGTGCGGCAGGCAGTCTACGGCAAGGAGCTTACCATGCCCCTCGCGGTGGACGTGGAGGAAAACAAGCTCAAACCCATGAGCACCCTCGACCTCACCAACCTCACCGCCTATGCGCTGGAACAGGTGGAGAAAATGGGCTTTTACGCCCAGCTGTACACCTACACGGGTTACAGCTATGAGTTGGACATGCAGCGCCTTGCAGGCCGCTGGGACATCTGGTTGGCCGACTACACGGGCAAGACGCCCAAGGTGGATTACATCTACCACGCCCACCAGCACACCAGCAAGGGCAGCGTGCCGGGCATCTCCGGCAACGTAGACTTGAACGTCACCACCCGCAACTACCCGAAAATCATCCGCAAGAAGGGTCTGACCCGTCTTCGGGAGGGCGCATGAGCGAAGCAATCATTGTGGCAATCATCACGGGCGGTCTGAGCCTGATCGGGACGATCGTCTCCAACAACCGCACCGCCCAGAGCATGGACGCTAAGTTGGACAAGCAGCAGGCCGTCACCGAAACCAAGCTGGAAGAGTTGACCCGCGAAGTCCGGGAGCACAACAACTTCGCCAAGCGCGTACCGGTGTTGGAAGAGCAGATCAAGGTGGCAAACCACCGCATCGAAGACCTCGAAAAAGAGAGAGGAGAGTAACACATGGAAACCATTCTTAATACCATTCTCACCCCGCTGCCCGCGTGGCTGGCGCTGGTGCTCATTGTTGTGGGCGCCGTGTCGCTTGTTCTGGGTCTTATCCGTCTGGGCTATGGCGCAGCGGTCAAGACGCTGGTGCTCAACCTCATTGACCAAGCAGAGCGAGAAATTCAGGGAACCAGACGCGGCGCAGAGCGCAAGGCGTGGTGCGTCAAGATGCTGCGCCACTATCTGGACAACAGCCGGTGGGGCAAGCTGGTCAGCTGGGCAATCACCGAAGAGACCATGAGCAAGGTAATTCAGTTTTTCTTTGACCGCATGAAAGCGGCACTGCAAAAGCAGTAAGGAGGATATCATGGCAAGCACTACATACGAGCAGAAACGATTTTGTGAAATCAAGAGATGCGGCAAAATCGACCATCTCGGTAACGTCCCTGTAATGGTGCGCAACGCCGGACAGTTGCCGCAGCCTTTTTGGCTCGGTGCTTCCTGTGGCGGCGGCTCGTGTAGTGCTGCCCCCTGCGCTGCAAGGACTTGACAGACAGCAAATGACCGCCGCCATCAAAAGCGCACCGCTTGGGAGGGTTGACCGTAAGATAGCCTTACTGCGGTACGTTGAGCGGCTCCCGCTGCCGGACATTGCAGCACAGACGCATTACAGTCGGACGGCGATAGGCTACCGGCTGAAAGTTATTGATGAAAAGCTAGACGAAAGGAGCTCACCGTGAATCTCGAAAATGTTCCGACCGCAAATCTTATTACAGAGCTTCGCAAACGCGAGGGCGTGGAAACGACTGTTGTCGAGCCCTATCAGGACGCAGCGGTCAGCGTCAACGGCCCCGCACTGGTTCTTGTCGTAACAGATTGATTGTGGTAAAATAACATCAACAAATCCACCCGGCCTCTCGAAGAAGCACAAGAGGGCGGATATCTGAAATCCCCTGCTTTGCCGAAGCCCTGCGTTCCACGCGGGGTACGTTGTAGGCAAAGTGGGGGATTTTGTTTTATTTGCACTAGTTTTGTCGAAACCCTTGCCTTGCAAGCCGAAACGTGATATTTTATTTTTGCTTCCAATGTGAAGCCCTTAACAGTTAAGCGCTCATGCGGTTTTGTGCCGTGTGGGCGCTTTTCTTTTACCCTTGCAACTCTTCTGCTGATACGTTGCAGGCAGCAGCAATTTTCTTGAGAGTGGTCATCCGGGTAGGCTTTCCGGCTTCTGCGTGCTGGATTGTCGCAGTGGACAGCCCGGTCTTTTCCGACAGCGCCCGAATGGTCAGACCTGCGCTTTCCCGCGCGGCTTTAATTTTGCCCGCGTCCACGCCAAGCGTCTTGTAATCGGGCGACATATACCCGATTTGGAACACTCCCTGCTGCTGCATCGACAATGCCTTGAGCGCAAAGCTGCTGTCAATGTCCTCGATGTCAACGTCCTTCAGGACGTAGGAGCAGGCGTTGTCCAGCTCCGGGGTCATCTTGTGGAGCTTGTGCGCCAGCGTTATTTTCATCATCACGCCACGCACGGGAAATCGCGTAGCGTTGCTGAGGTCTGCCTGATTTGCATGTTCAGGGGTGCAGGCTTCGTCCAGCAAGCGATACAGCTTGCCGAGGCTGCGGATAGTTTTGTTTTCCATGGTGCTTCTCCTAACGCCCGTCCAGCCAGATAGCGCAGCCTTCATTTTTAGATTTCGATGCTGGGTGCGGTGGAGATCGGCTCCTCGTCCGGGTGCGCATTGTTCCATGCCCGGACGATCTCATGCAGTCTTACGACTGCTCCATGCATATTAACGGATGCGTTCACGTCCAGCTCAGTGATGGAGTTAAGCACGCTGACAATATGGCTTCTGCCGTACTGCTTAGCCCACTGGGCAACCAGGGCGTTCTTGATGCGGTCTGCCAGCTCATTCACGCAAGCGGCGAGCTCCTCCTCGGTGTCGTCCTCTCTTTTTGCGCCGAAGATCATATCCATTGCGCTGAGACCGGTAAACCGTTCGCCGTCATCCCAGCGGCTCTGATACTCAGCAACAATGCTATTGCGGATGCTTTTTTCCAGACCGTAGCCTGCTGTTGCAAGCTCTGCATAACGGTCGTTCAGCTTCTCATAGATATCCATTTTTATTCCTCCTGCGTGGTTTTTGTGCTTCTCTTTACACCCTTATTATACTACAAAACTGCTACAAGTAATACAAGCGTAATCACTAAACTTTTCCTTATTTTTTTGTTTATTTTGTAGCAGTTGTATTAGTTTATATTTGTCCTTCGTTGTGCGTTCGTTGTCTCTCCCGGTGTTGCATTCTGGTACGATAACCGTAAAAGGAGGGGCGCTCATGTGGCACAAGTTCAACCCAAACCCGCGCGGCAGTAGCGTCGGTGACTGTGCAGTGCGAGCCGTTGCAGCTGCCACCGGGCAAAGCTGGGAGCAGGCGTATGTAGGGCTTGCCATAATGGGCTACGCGTTGGGCGATATGCCAAGCGCCAATCGCACATGGGGCGCGTACCTCCAAAAGCGCGGATTTAAGCGCCGCCTTGTCGAGGCAGACTGCTCCACCTGCTACACCGTGGAGGATTTTGCAAGGGAGTACCCGCGCGGGATCTACGTTCTGGGCTGCTCTGGCCACGTTCTGGCTGTTGTCAATGGCGAGTGGATTGATAGCTGGGACAGTGGCGCAGAGTGCCCGATTTATTACTGGTACAAGGAGGACTAAGCGATGCCATACATTCCATACGGATACCAGCCCGGCTATTATGGGCAGGCAATGCCGGATCAGCTTGCACAGCTGCGGCAGAACGCCTACCAGCAGCCCATGATGGGGCAAGCGGCACAGCAGACGCAGGGCACGCCGTCCATCATCTGGGTGCAAGGCGAGGAGGGCGCAAAAGCATACATGGTTGCCGCAGGAAACAGCGTGCTCCTGATGGACAGCGAAAACAGCGCGTTTTACATCAAAAGCACCGATGCAAGCGGTATGCCGCTTCCCCTCCGGGTGTTTGACTACAAGGAGCGCACCACAGCCGCAAAAACGCCGCCACAAACGGCGCAGCAGCCCGTCGTGGAGTTTGTCACCCGGGCAGAGTTTGACGCGCTGGCGGCTCGCTGTGCGGCACTTGAAAAGCAAGAGCCTGCAAAGCCTGAAACGGAGGTCAAATAATTATGCCGAATCCTATTTTTAGTGCGCTGGGCGGCGGTATGCCCACCATGCCGAACCCGATGGGTCAGTTCGGTCAGATGATGCGGCAGTACCAGCAGTTTAAGGCGAATTTTCAGGGCGATCCGAAAGCAGAGGTGCAAAAGCTGCTGCAATCCGGCAAAATGTCGCAAAATCAGTTGAACTGGCTTCAAACGATGGCAAATCAGTTTCAACAGCTTCTTCATTAAGTCGTAACCGTGGCCACGGTTCAAGCATAAAAATCATTCAAAACACACGAAAGGAGTACAAAAATGTCTCTTTCTTCCGATTCTGCGGTTCTGACCATGCCTGTTCAGCCCGCAAACACCAACGGCGGCAACGGCTTTGGCTTTGGCAATGATGGCGCATGGTGGATCATCATCTTGTTCCTGTTCGCCTTCTGCGGCGGCTGGGGCGGCGGCTGGGGCGGCAATGGCAACACCGGTGCCGGTGTCGTTGACGGCTACGTCCTGACCTCCGATTTTGCCAGCATCGAGCGCAAGATGGATGGTATCAACAACGGCATGTGTGATGGCTTCTACCGGCAGGCGCAGCTTGTTAACGGCGTGCAGCAGACCGTGAGCAACGGCTTTATGTCCGCAGAGATCAGCCGCGCAAACCAGCAGGCGGCGTTCATGCAGCAGCTGTTTGCCATGCAGATGCAGCAGCAGGAGTGCTGCTGCGAGAACCGCTCTGCCATTCAGGGCGTCAACTACAATCTGGCCACCCAGTCCTGCGAGACCCGGAACACGGTGCAGAACACCACCCGGGACATCATCGACAACCAGAACCAGAACGCCCGCGCCATCCTTGACGCCCTGACCACACAGCGCATCGAGGCAAAGGACGCAAAGATTGCTGAGCAGGGTCAGCAGCTGTTCTTAGCACAGCTTGCGACATCTCAGGCAGCCCAGAACGAAACGCTCAAGGCCTACATGAGCGGTCAGCTGGCCTACTACAATCCGCGCCCCGTGCCCGCATTCCAGGTTCCTGCACCTTACCAGTACGGTAACTGCGGCACCGGCTGCGGCTGCAACGGTTGCGCCTAACCGAATAACGGCAACTGACTACAATTTTTAGCCTGTTCAGCCCCTGAGCTGATTTTGCAAACCAGAGCGCCGGGGCAGTAGTCCCGGCGTTTTTATTATGAAAGGAGCATTCAAATGACCGTAACAGACTTGAAGCAACAGTTTGTTGACCATCTGGCCAACATGGACAAAAACAAAATGAGCATGACGGATCTGAGCGTATACAGTTCAATCGTGCGGACTTTGCTGGACACTGAACGACCGGACTTTTCGGCTTCCTGCATGGATGTGCTGAAAAACATCTATGCAAGTAAAGCGGATGTCTGTGCAGAAAAGGAGGACGCGAATAATGGCTGAATTTACCTCTACCACGACCCAGACCGTAGCAGCCGGTCAGAATCTTCCCTTGACTGAAACCGCTGTGAAGGGGACGAACTGCATCGTGCACCGCGAAGGTGCTGGCAATGTGACGCTGCGCGGGCTTACAAACCAGTGCAAGGCCGTATTCAGAGTGAGCTTTGGCGGCAACATCGCCATCCCTACCGGTGGCACTGTGGGCGCTATCTCTGTGGCGCTGGCTGTCAGCGGCGAGGCTCTCAACAGCGCAACCGCAATCGTCACCCCGGCGGCAGTCGAAAATTACTTCAACGTTTTCGTGGCCGCTTTCATCGAGGTGCCGCGCGGTTGCTGCGTGACCGTGGCGGTTAAAAACACCAGTGCGCAGGCAGTCAGCATTGCAAACAGCAATCTGATCGTTGAGCGCGTTGCATAAGGAAAGGAGTACAACATGAGTAAGAATCTCTATGATCTGCGTGAAATGCTCTGCGAGGAGCTGGACGAGTACAATCGCGATGCCAAGAACGGCCTGAACGAGCGCGTGCTGGATACCGTACATAAGCTAACCGACACCATCAAAAATATCGACAAGATCATGATGCTGGAGGACGGCGATTATAGCCGTGCTGGTGAGTGGGAAGCTGATATGCGCGGCAACTACGGACGTACCGAAAACTATAACCGGGGCAACAGCTACGCAAACCGTGGGCGGCACTATGTGCGCGGTCACTACTCGCGCGGCGATGGTCGGGAGAGGATGATTTCTGACATCGAAAACATGATGCAGGACGCGACCGGCACCGAGCGTGACGCATACAAGCGCGCTCTGGACATCCTGAACAATATGTGATAAGGGGGGGCGGCAGGCATGGACATCGTGGAAATCAATGAACACATCCGCAAGCTAAAATGTGAAGAAACGAACTGGCAGAGCGTGGAAAAGCTTGCCGCCCTCTGCACTGTGCGAAATGAGTTGAGCGAAGAGGAAAGCCGGGAAAACAGCCCCGCTCCGCAGCCTGAACCAGTCATGCAGATGGAGTATTCCACAAGACCGCAAGAACCGCAGAGCGAATTTGTAGAGGCTGCAAGCGCTGTGCCGTTCAGCGGGTTGATTGAGGTACTGGACAGGCACATGAACGCAATAAAACTGGTGTACCCGAAAGAGTATGAGCTAGTAATGCGGAAGATTGTCTCTTTGTCTGAGTAACGATGCCCAATAGGGAGTTCATCAGGGAGTTTATGCTGAAGGCACAGGGAAAGTAAGTCGCCCAGCCAAAAAAAGCCATACATAGCAGCAGCCCCGGGGAGCCTGACGGTTCCTCGGGGCTGTTTTTGCGTTTATAAAGCTGTTTTTCAGAGGTGTGTTACCAAAAATGTTACCATGATAAAGAAAAGGACGTCAATTCTCAACGAAATGACATCCTTTTTACATGGAGCGGGTAATGGGAATCGAACCCACCTCCTCAGCTTGGAAGGCTGATATACTAGCCGATGTACTATACCCGCAATTGCAGAAAGAATTATACCATAA